GTCGGGCTTATCCATGGCGGCCAGGAACTGATTGAACGAATGGCCGAACTGAGCGCGGGTCTCAACAGGAAGGCCATTGAAGAAATCCTCAGCGGCGGCAATCGAATTCAACGCCTCAGCATAAGTACTAGGAAACTGAGTGAAATCAGCAAACATAGCCTGACGGCGATTGAGTGCATGGACATCCCCTTCCGCAAAACGCTCCAGAATCACGTTAATATCGCACGAATCCTTGTAGCTCTGGATGAAACCGTAAAGATCTTCAGTGCCGGCTTCGACCAACTCCATGTGGCCGTCATCATCAAATCGGGGAGCATAGAGCTGTTTGACGCCGGAGCCGGATTCAGCGTGGATCCGGTCATGGGGATCATAACGGGTCTTGAACTGCATACATCACACATCCTTTCCATCGGCAACCAGGACGGGGAAATCTTCAGGGTTGATCACTCCAAGATCTGTATCATACGCACCGATCCGATAAAGCTGGAAATCAGACTTATGGGTAAAAAGGACACCTTCAGAACGCTGAATAGAAGATGCAAAATTCCGAGCGGCCATAGCATCATTCTGATCCACAGTAGGAGTCAAGAAACCAGACTTGAGATCACGCATTGCATAAACGTTAAACTTCATTTGATATACCTCCAAAAAATTTTACTTGCATGGGTAATACACTTAATTTCCTCAAGGGTGTAGGAACGACAAAAATTGTAACGCTCTACCGGATCATAAGCAGTAACAACATACTGACCAGGAACATCTTTGGACTGCTTGACAGACGGAGAATGAAAACCAAGGCGGCGCATAAAAGCCCGCATAGTACGACAAGGTGACGGGTCCATTACAACCTGATACCTCCCCGATAAATCGTAGGATCCACATTAATCTTCTTGGACGCCGAAGCAGTCCGGCGGAATACCTTGGCATCCTTACCTTTACGCATCTTCTTCCTCGCCATTGAATAACTCCTCCTTCAAAAATTCAGCCGCAAGTCTATAACCGGCAGCCTTACCACGATAAAACCCTTCCATATATTCGCCAAACTCTTTAGAAGCATTTTCCAAAATAGCCGCAGACAAATCCTCAAGAATTACCAACAAAATCTTCAAATCAGAACGGGAAATATAACTCATACAACGATCCACAATCACAACTCCCTTTTCAATTTTTTGACCGAAGCCAATTTATTACTCTCTGCGACCTCAAGGGCCTGCATGAAAGACATAGTGGACTTAGCGGCCTTAGCCTGCTGGGTCTCCTTGGCACGCTCTTTACGCTGCTCTTTCAGCTGAACAAACAATTCAGGATCATCCTGCTCCAAGAGCCGATCAAAATACTTCGGCGGACGAAACTTCTTTCCACCATTTTTGGTAGACACGTTGATAAATTCATGCTGGTAGACATCCGGATGGTCATCGTAAAAATCACGTCCAATACCTGGTTTACGGGACATCAGAGTAAAGGGCGGTTCGATACCAAAACTCTCAAAAAACTGCGGAGATTGGGTGTTTGCCTTCTTAGAGGTGTATCTCGCAGTGTATGCACAGGTCTCCCAGGTGACCGGTGCAACAACAACATAACCAAGTGGCTGCGCAAGGAGAGTTATGCCATCCTTGCCTAATTCTAACACGCTCCAAACCCTTTGTAAACCAGGAGAGGTAAAATACTTATAACTATCCTTGCTCTTGTAGAGCTCCAAATCATCCAGGTGGAGACCGAACAAAATAGCGTGATAATGAGGGCGAAACGTCTCTGATCCATACTCACCACAAGCATAGAACCGGATACGATCATCCGAATACTTCTTGCGAAGCCTCTTCATGAACAACTGAAAATCTCGCTTACGCAACGACATCGACATATAAATACCATCACGGGGAACATGCTCCTCATTGTAGGTCAGCGTCACAAAGTAAGCCGAATCATGGTATTGAAGCTCCAACATACAACGATTAGCCCATTGACGGGAATACTCCAAGCGACAACCAATACACTTACCGCAAGGGATCTGGATCAACTGATCCTTCCAGTAAGGGTCGTTCACCCTGGGATCAGACGCCGGGACAATGTGATACTGCATCTTTCCTGTCTCACGAGAAATACCAGCGGGATAACCCAAAAGGGGATGATAACAAGGCAAAGATCTCACCTACCTAACAGCTTGCGAATTATCTCCCAAAGGATCCGCAGCATACGGGAAAAGAGATAGAGTAATCCAAACATCAGAGCAATTAAGATTAAACTTTCTATGACACACACTTCCTTTCTACTGAAAGAATAAGCCATCTTCGGCCTTCTGTCAACGCCTCTGATAGTTTTGTGGTGTCACTCGGGCCCATTACATCAAGAAGGTAATGGGCCCGAGTGCGCGGGGGAAATAAGCCCACGCGCATCAACGACTAAAACCGCCGCCACGGGCGGCAGCCTTACCAGAGGTAAAACCAGAACCACGAGAAGGAGAAATTCCAAGATCCTTTAAAAGATCATCCATAAAACCAGTGACCTTTTGAGTACCCCATTTCCAAGGATCAACACTGGTTTGATAATCCTGCATATCCTCCTGTAAGTTAAACTCCGATTTAATACCCATATCTTTCAGCTCCTTATTGATCTCACCGTTAATCCTGGCGACTTCCTGAGACGTCCAGGAGTTCAGCTCGTAACCATACCGCTGAGCGGCAGCGGCGATCTGTGCATTAATCTTACTGGCAGCAACCTGAGCTTGAGTATTGCTAATGGAGGTCGTGGCCTGAAGCTGAGCGATCCAACGGCTGGTAGCAGCGGAGATATTGGCAGTGCTTAACTGGGTCTGACTGTTCAGCTCAGCGGTGTACTTAGACATAGCGTTGTACTTTTCAGCGACAGCAAGATTGGTCTGAGCAGACAAACGCTGATTCTCTAGCGAAACCTGAGACTGTAAAATAGATCCAAGGATCCCAGCAATGGCGGAGTTGGCGGACGTATCCGTGGACGCAGTGGCGCCGGAGGTAGTAGTGGCCCCTTGGCCGCCGTTTACAGAGAGAACAGGATTGAGGCCAGCTTTCTTCAAATCAGCAACCTCACGCTGATGGGCAGTGCTGGACATGCGCTCTTGCCAATCACGATTAATTTGAGCCTGCTCAGCAGACCAGGCATTGTTTTCGGCAGCATTGGCCTTAATCATGGCAGCGTACTTATCAAACATATCAGAGACAGAAGAACCACCGGAAGAGGATCCAGAGGACCAATTGGGATTAGAACGGCCTCCAATATCCTGAGAAACTTTTTGAGCAGAACTAGGCATATATACTCTTCCTTTCTTAAAGCCCCCTGGGAACTCCCAGGGGGCTAAATGACCATTTTCCCGAAATCAGGCAAATGGTTAATGATGGTCAATCAGACCGGGGATGGAATAAAGCGGCATCGGCCGAGTAGTCCGGTTCTGGATGTAAATATCAGCAAATAGCTGATTAGCGTTCTGATCCGAAACAGCGATAACACGATTGACGTTAGCCTTATCCTCACGGATCCAGGAATCAGACAGCTTAGGAAGCTGAGAATAATCGTCGCCAAGATGCCAAACGTCCAGAGACTGAACATAAGTGGAACGCATCTCACCGGCAACACGATTCGGCTTGTACCGATAATCAGCCCAGGCTTCCTGATAACCAAAGACCTCATTATCCTGGGCAGTACCCTGGGCATAGATCTCCTTGTTCAACACGGCCTGTTCACCAATGTTCGCCAGGACAGGCCAGTAATAATCAAAGCGACTCTTACGGCTCCAGAAGCGTTCAATACCCTGCTGATAGGTATGATCATAGCGGGCAACCATGACGCCAATAACAAAACCATGCTCCACAAAAGACTTCATGAAATCGCCATGAACATCGGTAGTCAAAGAATAAGCAGCAGTATCGCCAAGAGGAGTAGTGCCTTCGGCGGTAGAACTCTGCTGTATAACCTGATTGATATTGATGGGAACACGGGATCCACCAAGATACTCAGGCCGCTGGAGACGAGCATCCGGAGAAGTGACGCCAAAATGAGATTTCAGGATCTCAATATAACGAGTACCGCCACGAGCATCACGCTCATAAAGCTTCTGGATCTGAAAAGCAGTTCTCAGCTCATTGATAGTAGCAACGGAGACAGTGTTATCAAACTGAGCCCAGAGATTAGCAGGGTAACCGGCAACACCATTATCAATGGTCGGATCCAAATCCGCATTACCAGTATCCGCAAGCCAATACGCACCACCGAACGCATTCTTATGAACAGAACCAGCATGATAACCAGCCTCAAAATCACCATTACCATTAGGAATATAAACATTGTACGGATAATTAAGCAAATCCTTAGGAACAGGCTTATTCATCGGTACAACCGGAGCATTGCCAAGCTGGGCGGTCTGAATCGTCACGTCCGGGCCTTTCTGAGGAGCCGGAAGACAGCTAGTGAAATAATCGTGATACTTGCTGGCCTTAAAAGGAAGGCCACCTTTAGCAACATCAGAAACATAAGTTCCGGTATTGACGCCTTGCACGGTGGCGTCGTCAACCGGAATATTGAGCGGATCCGTCAAGTTCTGATCTCTGAACCACTCATTCATGATGAGCGCATAAGCTCTAAATGGCAGCGCATTAACAGAAAGATTCTTAACGCCAGTGGGAATACCCATGTAATCGGCAATCGTACCAACAGACCACCCCGCAGCTGGGGCCGTCAGCTGAGGGACCTGATATTCAGTCTGAGGGATCCAAGCAGATTCCGTGTTTTCGCCATTGAACTGCTTCCAGTGTTCCCAGGTAAGACGGTTCGGAACAAAGAAGAAATAAGTGTCCAGATAAATATTATCCATCAGAGGGGTTAGAAGCGTCTGCATACGAACGACCTTAGAAGTACGGATCTGGAAAGAGTCGCCGGGAAGAACCTCGTCAACGTAGAAGGGAACCACGTCACCAACGTTAAAACTCAGCTTAACAGAGGATGAACGGTCAAAGCGAGACCGGTTAAGATCAAGACGAGTGGGATTGAGCGCAAAATGACTTTCAACATTGCGATTCACTGTAACACCTCCGAATTAGTTGTTCAAGGGTGGCTGGGCCGGCTGGGCGGAGCCTGAACCAGAAGGGGGAGCAACCGGATCCTGCGGAACTGGTGCAGCGGGCTGTTGTTCATCCTTCGGATCTGCGGGCTTCCAGCCCATGCGATCCGGGAAGTCGGGCTTATCCATGGCGGCCAGGAACTGATTGAACGAATGGCCGAACTGAGCG